CTTTCCACCATGATGGATCTGGCCCAGCGAGTGGGTGACATTGCCAGCGACGACTTCGAGTATGAACCCAGCATCCAGCCCGTAGTGGACATGAGCGACGTTCAAAATGGAGTGGACTGGCTGAACGACACCCTGTTCCAGAACGGCACGGTCGCCCTGAATGCAGAGCGCACCGCAGGCCTTGCCGCCAACGTGGTGCGCAAAGCCGAGGTGACCAAGGCCCAGCAGGAAGAGGCGAACAAGGCTGACCAGAAGGCAAACCCCAACGCCGACATCGTTTCGAGCGTGGAGGCACTGGGCGAGCACATCGACAGCATTGCCCGGGCCGTGGCCAACATGAAGGTCCAGATGAACGGCCGGAAACTGGTGGGCGAGATCATCAACGACGTGGACGAGGGGCTGGGGAAGATCAACCGGAGGAACAACCGATGATGGGACGGAGCGCAACTGACCCGGCGCTTTCCTCACAGATCCCCACATTTGCGGGGCTTATTTTTAAGGTATACGACAATGCAGGGGCTTCCCGGGAATACAGCACGAGAGACTTCAACCTGATCCCCCTGAACCCCCTGCATGTCAATGCCTTTGAGGAAAAATACGAGACGATGGATTTTCCTTCCTACCACGGCACGCCGGAAAAGGCTCCGCTGGGAAAGAGGGTGTTCCAGAACTCGACCGGGAGCTGGGACTTTTATTATGTGGCGGACGGCGTACCACATTCCAGCTGGGATGACTACGGACGGCACGCCATGGACGATGTGCGGGAGCGATGCGGCATCCCCGACAAGACCGAACAGAGCATTCAGCTTTATCCCGACTGGTCGAGCCGGGAAGGTGACTGGACAAGCACCTATTTCCGGCTGATGCGGATCATTCAGGGAAGAGAATGCGAGGTGCGGATGGAACTGGGCGGAACCGTGCTCTCCACCGCGCAGACGAGAAGCTACAAAGGGCGCTGCTGGATCAGCAACGTCAAGAACAGCAACGACGGACGGGCGACGCTGACCATCTCCTATGACTTCCAGCCGCCTGCCGACATGCTGAGTTAAGGAGGAGCCATGTACCATTCCATCACCATTGGTGACAAGAACACCTGGGATGACTGGAAGATGATCCCGGTCTCCCGGCCTGTGGTGGCTCCCCCGGTGGAGAAAGTCCTTTCCGTGGACGTACCCGGACGAGACGGAACCACCTACCTTTCCAAGAGCCTGACGGGTTATCCGGTATTCAAGGCCCGGGAGGGAAGCTGGGAGTTTTATCTGGACACGGACGAGTGGCGGGGACAGAACCTTTCGACCCCTGTGGGAACCGGAGCGCTGGAGTATCTTTCCAGAGCGCTGGCGAAGAGCAACTCGATCCCGGCACAGACCAGGGTGCGGCTGGAGGATGACCCGGCGTTCTTTTATCTGGGGCGTGTCTGGGTGAACGGGGGCATCAAGCAGAAGAACGGACACAGCGTCGTGACCTTTGCTTACAGCCTTTACCCGTTCAAGTTCCTGTACGACAACATTCAGGAGGACTGGGTGTGGGATACCTTTGGGTTTGAGACCGATCTGGCCGTACCCTACTGCAAGGACATCCCCATCAAGGCACTCCAGACCAAGACCTTCCGGATGCCGCCCAGCGAAAAACCGAGCCTGCTGCAAGCAAAATGGACCGGTGGCGGTTTGGTGGGGGTTACACTGGCAAAGAGCCAGACCTACCCTTACGACAAAGCGAAGGAGCTGGGACTTCCGGCGGTGACAGTTTCGCCCGTTATGCCCCAGCTGGACGAGGGCATGGGAAAGGTGGACATCGGCCTGATCGACAACAATCTGCGATACGACGTGTACGAAGTATGGGTGAGCGGCCTGATGGGTGAGGGAACAATCAACCTGTATTACCAGCCAGCGTATCTATAAACCTCTCCGTCAGCTTTACGAAATTTCAAAATGGATGCAGAAAGGAGGGAGGAGCCATCGGATATCAAGTTTATGCGGGAACCATCTCAAAGAAGACGGAGACCTTTAACGGCACGAGTGCTCTGGGGTTCCAGTGGGACACCCGGGAGTGCATCTTTGATTCCCAGGGCGACACGATAGAGGGAAGCGTTTCCAACCGATTCCTCGAAGACCCGGTGCTGAACCTGGCCAAAAACGAGTTCGGCAGCTTTGAAGCGACCATCCCATACCAGATCAACACGGCATTCGGCAGTTACAAGAACCCCGTGTACACCACCCTGAAGTACGAGAAAACGTGGCTGGTGGTGGAAGAGGACGGCAAACCGATCTGGCTGGGTTATGTGACCGAGACGGAAAAGCTGTTTGACCTGAGCTACAAGCTATATGCCGAGGGCGTGCTGGGATATCTCCAGCGATTTGTGCCGAAAGTGAACGGCGGAACCTACTACCTGACCACCGACAACCCGCTGGAGCAGTGGTCGAGCGTGCCCTCCAACAGCATCTTCTACCTTGCAACGCAGGCGTTGAAGGACTACTATCAGGGGCCTTACGGGACCTTTGGCATCGGGAAGGTGAACATCCAGCCCGGGCGCACCATTGACACCTCCAGCAAGGGAACCCTGTTCGAGAGTCAGTGGAGCCTGCTGAACACCTTTTTGCTGGAAGAATACGATGGATACCTGCGGACACGGATCGTGCGGGCAGACAACGGCACTGCGGTATGGCGGGTGTACATCGATTACCTCGTGGAAACGGATGCCACCACGACACAGACCATTGAATATGGCGTAAATCTGCTGGATTTCAGCTATGTGGAGCAGATGTCCAGCGACGTGGTGACCCGTGTGACCGCATACGGCACCCAGACGACCACCAGCGGATGGTGGATCTTCAAGACGGCCACCGTGAGCGCGATCTCGGAAACGGTGCGGGACGAGGCGGCAGAAGCAAAGTACGGCATCATTGAGAAGTGCATCCAGGTCGATGGCAACACGAACAACGACAACCTGCGCAAAGAAGCACAGACCGAGCTGAAGGGGTACAAGCAGAACATCGAGCCTGTGATGACCCTGACCGCTTACGACCGGGTGGACAGCGGGGAAAGCAATGACCGACTGGGATTTCTGATCAAGACCCACATCATCTCCAGCCCCCACGAGATCGACAAGTGGCTGGTGTGCACCAAGCTGAAGCTGCCGCTGGATGCGCCCAACGAGAAGCAGTTCACCTTTGGTCTGACCCCCGAGAAGCTGACCAAACAGCAGGTGCAGAAGCAGGCCATGGACAGCGTATGGACGATTGCACAGGCGATCATCAGTTTCCTGAACCAGCTGCTGGGCAACCTGAGCAGTTCGTAAGGGTTCAAAATGGAGGAGGTTGAGAATAGGAATGGATTTTGATGCGATCATTACGGGCATCCGGAAGGCGATCTATGGCCGGGAAGTCCGTGAATACATCGCCAGCTCGATGGAGTGGACCCGGGACTTTGTGAACCAGAGCATCGCCAACATCAAAGAGCTGCTCCGTCAGGCCGAAGCGGCACGGGATGCGGCAAAGGCAAGTCAGGATGCTGCCAAGGTGAGCGAAACCAACGCGAAGGCCAGCGAGAATGCAGCCAGGGCAAGTCAGAACGCTGCGGCATCCTCTGCTTCTGCGGCGGCAGGTTCGGCCAGTGCGGCAAAGACCAGCGAGACCAACGCCAAGGCCAGTGAGAACGCGGCCAAGACCAGCGAGACCAAGGCAAAGACCTCGGAGACAAACGCCAAGGCAAGCGAGAATGCGGCCAAGACCTCGGAGACCAACGCGAAGACCAGCGAGACCAATGCTAAGAGCAGCGAAACGAAAGCTGCCACCAGCGAGGCCAACGCCAAGACCAGCGAGACCAAGGCGAAAGCCAGTGCTGACAGCATGGGGACCAGCGTGGCCACCTGCACCGCCAAGGCCAAAGAAGCCGAAGCAAGCGCAGGGAAGGCCAAGACCAGCGAGGGGAATGCGAAGACCAGCGAAGGAAACGCCAAGGCCAGCGAGAACGAAGCCCGCCAACTGGTGGAAGCGGCCAAGAAGGTGGTGAACACCGACAAGACCCTGACCATTGACGGCGCACCCGCGGATGCAAAGACCGTGGGCGACAAGTTCAAGAGCATCAAGACGGACTGGAATTCCGTGACGGATAAACCGAGTACGTTTCCCTCTACGTGGGACAGCGTGAGCGGGAAGCCGAGTAATTATCCACCGAGTGCGCATAGCCATAGCGCGGCCAATATCACTTCCGGGATTCTAGGACTTGCAAGAGGAGGAACTGGGTGCTCGACGGCCCTGGATGCGTGCAAGACTTTGCTCTGGAGAGACTATCTATCTGGCGCGCCTAATTGGGATGCTCTCGATACAGGCATATGGCTGACAACTCCTGAGCACTGGGGAACGAACGGGCCAAGCGGGGTATATAAATACGGCATTGTTATGGTGTGGAACTATTCTGGCAATGTAACGCAAGTATATATTGCTCATAATACAGGGGTAATGGCGTTTCGTCAGAGATGGTCTAATGGCAACAGCTTTTCAGGTTGGGCATATGTCAACACCAACACCATCACCTCCCAAACCAGTGACCCCGGTGCGGGAAGCAGCCTTGCAACCGGCTCTATCCTGCTGGTATACGCATAAGGAGGACGAAACATGGCAATTTATACCGGAATCGGCGGAAGTGCCAAGTCGGTCTCCAAAATCTACACCGGCGTGGATGGTGCTGCAAGGCCAGTACATAAGGGCTATATCGGCGTGGATGGCGTGGCCAAGAAGTTTTATGACGGCGGCAATCCCATCAGCTCCTTTGCGTTGGGGACGGAATTTGGCATTGCAGACCCGAGCGGCAATATCTGCTGGTATAAGCTGGTGCACAAGGGCGTTCCTGGCGGCGGATTATACGACAGCACGGCCAACGGCGCATGGCTCTGGAGGTCGAGCATTGCAGCGTCCACTTCCATCAGTGGCGGTTACATCTACGGTTACGAAGGATATGCTCTGGACAACTGGTGTGTCAACTACCCGGGCGGAAATATCACACCCAGTGTGGCAAACCGCCTGATGACCGTGCATCTGCCCTACGTGAAGGGGGCGGATTACAATTCGGCCAATGTTTCCTCCGGCTCGAACGGCCTTTCGAGAAAGTGCTTTCTGCTTTCCGCGGTCGAGATGGGTATTTACACCTGGCAGGGCATAGATGGCCTGATGGCGCAGGAGGGTGCAAAACTGGACTACTTCGACTATACGACTGATGCCACCGACAAGCGAAAAGCAGACGATGAATACTGGACACGCTCCAAACGAACCCACAACGGCAACTATATGTACGCGTTTTATGCGGACGGAAGTTTCTGCAATGCAGGCTACAGAGAGGACTCGCACGGTCTGCGCCCCTGCATCGTACTGCCGCTGAATACGCTGGTAACAACGGTTCCCTTTTTATGGGGCTCCAGTAACTATATTAACTGAGCACCCGGAAAGGAGAGTTCAAAATGGAAGAAACAGCGATCCGCCCCGGGTACACGATACCGACCGAGACCGACGGCACCCCGGCAGATTACAGCGCGATCGAGGCTGCGGTAAACGCACACAACCAAAATACACAGCCCGGGGAAGCTTACTGGGGCATCCGGCTATGCGGGGCGGAGTACGAGGTGTACGAATACGGGGAAGTGCCACAGCCGCCGACCGCCGAAGAGCTGGCTAAAGTGGCCGAACTGGACAAGACCAACTTGACCAGCGAGCTCAACACCGCCAAGGCCAATCTTGCGAGTGCTGAAAGCAACTTGAGTTATCAAAGCGCCAACATGAAGCGTTACCAGACGCTTTACAAGAAAGGACTGGTAAGCGCCGACGATTACGAGAATGCACTTCTCACCTATCGCCAGTCTAAGGAACAAGTGGCTACTGCCAAGGAGAGCGTGCAGAAGGCTCAGACCAACTTGGGCTATGCCACCATCACTTCGCCTATCGACGGAACCGTGATTTCGAAGAGCGTAGAGGAAGGTCAGACCGTGGCTGCCAGCTTCAACACCCCTG